AGAACACCAAAAATACAGGTATGTTTAAGCGTTTACCGACTATGTTTGCAAGGGTTGTAGCCTTATATTTCTTACCTTTATCATAACAAGTCTCAAGGACCGCCAAAGGTTCATAACATTTAGGACAACACTCAATAGAATCTATATCAATCATAGCAATACCATCGTATTTTCTATGCCAATCGTTATAGCTGCCATTTGAAAAGGCATAAGTCCAACGTGCCATTATTTTTTATCTTTCAGTAGCTTTATCTCGTATTCTTTAGCTTCAATCTCCATCTCAAGTGCTAAGATTATATCTGCTTGTTTTTTTATATACTTCTTTGCTCGTTTTAATTCTTGCTTACACTCAACCTCATCAAAGATACCTTCGTAGGTCATTCTGGTAAATCCACATGGTGATCTTTAATATTATCATATTCTCTTGGTGATAATTCTGGATTTAATTTTTCACAAAAAGCAAGTATTAAACCCCTCATTTCAGAGTTATTTAACAGATCAAAACCTGCCATTTCAAAAATCAAATGATACTCCTCAGAGTTAAAATCAATCTCCTCTAAATCATTTAGTTTTTGTTTAATCTTTTCATATTTTTTCATACTAAACTCCACACATACCTTCACACTCATTGTTAAACATATCTAGCTGCTTGTCTGTTTCCTTCTTATTAAACTCTACTTCATCCAAAGGTTTTAAAGATCTATGCAAATACAATTCACTTGTTAATTTATCATTTCCTTTTCTAATAAACTTATCAATCTCAACAGCTTCATCAAATTCTGATCTGTTATTTTTTTTCATTTCATACCAAAAATTATCGTTATGATATGGACAAAATATACAAGCAGATTTTTCTGGCAAAGGAAACTCATTCTTCTTCATCCAATTAATACAATCTTGCCTTGACATTTTCATTTCAATTAATGGATGTCTGTTTAAAATATACTTATCTCTAGCAGGTTTCATTCTTTGTATTTCATCTGTAGAAATACCAATCCATTGTTCTACATACTTATCTTTAGGAAAGTGTTTACCTTTTTCAACACCACTTAATTGTCTTATCTTTTGTCTTATAGGTTGGATCTTATATCCATCGGTGCATTGTCTCATCAACATACCTTTTTTACCAGTTGTTTTTTCTTTAGTAAAAAATGGTGCGTTAGGCATCCTCTTGCTTTCATTAATATAATCTTTTAAATCATCTCTAATGTTTCCTGCTGAAACTCTTATGATTGGAAAAGGTAAAATTTTTTCTAATAAATCTAAATATAAATAGCAACTCTTTGACTCAAAACCTGTGTCTGCGAAGATGCAATAATCTGGTGTAGGTAATTCACTTTTAGCTGCCATCAAAGCCATTGCTGAACTTTGAACTCCAGCACCTAAACTAATTATTGTTAAACTTTTACTTCTATCTTTATCAATCATTTCAATACTTCTATTTTTTTAACAACAGATCTTGGATATACTGTAGTGTTGCCAACTGTTAATGTTCCATCATCATCAAAGCTATGAGATGCAAATATGATAAGTCTCTTCTGGTCCTTATATAATAAATAACCTGTATCTTCACACCAAGAATAGACTTGATCCTTTGCTTTATCTAAACTCATCCACTCAGAGTTAGATACAATATCAACCCAATAAATTTTAACTCTTTTATATGGAAACTTATTTGCTTTCTTCATAGTCCCACCATGCTTCATACAAATCCTGTAAAGTTACTTTACCTTTAGTTACTTCTAAAATTTTTTTAACCATGTTTGGTTTAGGAAATCTTTTTTCCTTTGACTCTAAACACCATCGTTGCACATTAGTGGCAGGATTAATTCCTGTTAAGTTTAGTCTCCTACCTAATTCGTAATGAGATATTTTTTCTTTTTTTCTATACTCGCTTAACTTCATATTTCTCCTTTGTTTTATTAACCTTTTAGGTTGTATATATAGCATATAAACAGTTTGACAAGCAAAAATTTATCTGTATAACTATTTAAAAAAACGAAAGGAAATATGATATTAAAAGAAACACTAAAAAAACATTTTATTAATTTTAATGGTGGCGAAGGATTAGATCATTGGTCTCCATCTTCAAGCCAAAACTTTACAAGATTAATTTGTAATTATTCTTTACCACAGAAGTTAAGAAGAACTTTCAAGATAAGATACAAAGCACCCTTTGGAAACTTAGTTAACAACACAGCTCAAAGATTATTGTGTGAAGTTTTATTTCAAGGTGAAAAAAAGATTACCTTAGAAAATAAAAACTATGATGAAGTATTCCAACAAGAGTTAGATGAAATAGATAAAGATAGTCCACCAGTAGATGACAAGGATAAACTTGCAAGAGAGATGATGATCAGCTTCGCACATCCAACAATCGAGAACATGAAAAAATGTGTCAAAGAAATATTTGGTGATGCAAAATTAGTTGCTGAAAGATATGTGTCAAACAAAGACAAAGATATGATCCATGATATTATTGGTCGTATAGATTATGAAAGCAATGACATCATAGGTGAGGCTAAGACTAAGCCAGTTAGTATTAAAAAGCGTAGAGGTAAAGATGAATACTACATGGCAACAACGCAGCTACCTAACGATCCAGACCCAATGCACGTTTCTCAAGTTGCGTTCTACTATCATTGCACACAGAAGAAACCTTTTTTATTTTATGTAAATGAAAATGAATATACAATCTTTGATGATGGACATGATATGCTCAGACCAGATTATTTAAAAGAACAATACCATCTTATGACCCAAAGGTTAAAGTCATGGGAAGAGTTAATTGTTTTCTGCGAGGGTAACTTAGAGAAGTTAGCACACTTTGCAGAACCACCAGAATTAAATCACCCTTTTTATTATAGGGATTTAATAGACGATCAAAAAAAACAAATCAAAAAACTATGGGGGTTAAACGCATGAAACTAAACATATATCAAAAATTACATAAAGCTGCTTGTGAAGCAGGAGGTGTAGCAAAAGGAAAGAAAGTTCCTGGTATGCACTTCAATCCTTTGCAGCACGATGAGGTGCAGAAGGTGGCAATGGAGTCATTACTAAACAATGGATTATATCCTATCTGTACTTACACTAACTATGTTAAAGAAACTTTTATCATGGTTACTTGTTCAATGAGAATACATGACATCGAAGATCCAACAAGTCATGTAGATATTGAAGGATGTAGTGCTATGGGAAACTTAGATAAGTTTGGTACTGGTAATGGTATGTCTTATGCTAAGAAGTATGCTTTTTTAAATGCACTTAATTTAAAAACAGGTTTAGATAATGATGATGGTTACAAGGCTAGTCCTTTCTCTACTCGAACAAACAATGTTAAAGAAAGCACTAGAGAGAGTGGAGCAAAACCTTTTGAAGAACCTAAACCTACCAATAAAATTCCACAACAAAAACCAAGTGGTACAGCTCATGCCAATGTCGATATGGACATTGATATGAATCAAGTAAGAGATGCTATAAAATCTATTAATGATATTTATGCTCTTAGGAAATTTAGAAAAGAAAATCCTGGCTTATTTGATCCTAATAATAATGTTCGTGTGTACAGACAGATCACAGATTTGTATGAGACACATGAAACTAAACTAAACCAACAAGGAGTTACACAATGAGTGATAAGATATATATAAAACTTACACATAACGCAGACAAACAACCAGGAGACAACAGACCAAGTTTTGTTGCACCAATCAATCCAAAATCACCAGAGGGTAAAACCTGGAGAATAGGTGTTAAAATTGGAGAGACATGGTACAATCAAGCAGGATTTGATGACATGGATGAGCAAGGTAATCCCACAGGCATTATCAATGTAGTCCTTTCACCATCAAATACTGGTTCATCAGCTGCCAAGCCTAGCGGACAGCAGCAATCTTATGCACCTAACAACAACAGGTTTGCAAAAGGTCAAGGATCAGCATATAATAAAACTAACTACAACTACTAATTTAGAATTGTAGTTCAATGGTGTGGCGAGGTTTTTTTGGGTTAATCATATTAGCATCTTTCCCTTTCTTTGCTAAAGCTCCCTTAATTGTTTTTTCCTTGCCACGCCTTTAAACCTTATGAAGATAACAGACATAGACAAAGAGATTAAAAAGAAAATAGTTAGTGATCGTCAAAAAGATTATGGGGATTACCAATACAATTTTACTATACTTGCTGATCTATTTACTTTAATATTAGCAGATAACTTAAAGAAAAAACTAAGACCATATCAAGTAGGACAAATCATGATGACACTTAAATTGTTTAGAAGTACCAAAGGTTATAAGGCAGATAACTACCATGATCTATCTATCTATAATGATATGACGTTTAATCTACACAAAAAAGATATAGACAAAAGAGATAAAAATGACTAAATATGTAAGAATTAAATCTGGCGAAGCTAGTTTTCAACTGGTTGAAAGATTTGATGACGTGCAGAAAGCTGCAGACCCCAACGCACAGGGTGAATATGTAGAATGTAAGATCGAAAATTTAAAAATAGATTTTACAAAAGTAAAAAAGGAGAAAGATGAACGAGATAAAGACTCGTCTGCAAGAACTCAAGGATCTTCAAGCGAAAGCACATGAAGAATACTTGGAAGCTAAAAGAAGAGTTGCAGAGAAACAACAAGACTCTTTTAATTTGATTTGGCAAATTGAGCAGGCAAAAGAAGAATTAATGAGAAGATAATACTCATTAATTTACATTGATAAAAAAAACAAAAAAAACTGTAGGGGACTTATGACCATAAATGTAAGCACACATTATAATAAACACATTAAACACTTAGATCAGAATAATTTTATATACAAAGTTAAGAAAGCATTTTACCTTTTAACGAGCCAAGAAGAAAGATTATATGAGGTAGGGTTCAACGAAGGTTTTTTATATGCAGCAAATGTCTTGCAAAAAGAAAGCATACAAGACAGCAATGTAAAAAAGATTATTGGTTATAGAACTTCAAAGCCTAAACCATCTGATGTGCAAAGTATTATTAATAAGGTGTGCATACATTTTGAAGTACACAAAGAAACTCTAATGAATAAGAGTAGGACCACAGATATAGTGAGAGCTAGAAATGTAATACATAATTTATTGTATGAAAAATATCACATGAACCTAACAGATATAGGTAGATATTTTGGACAGGATCATACTACAGTTTTACATTCTATTGAAATGAAAAAACAACAGAAAAGATTTTGGTCTCCAGAGCAATCGTTATGGCAGGAGTTTGAGAAACTTATTTCCTAAAACTTTAGTTTTATTTTTTAAATCCAGACTTCATATTTCTGTAAGCCTTCGCAGAGATTGTACTTTTAGCTTTACTTTTTGAAGTGCCAGATTTTTTTTTCTTATTGATGTTATAGTAAAGACCTTTCTTAGCAATCTTGCCAGACTTAGTTTTGTGATAACCTTTTTTCATTACTTCTTCTTCTTTTTAGATTTTTTAATTTTGTTTTGTAAAAACTTAGGCAGAGTTTTTTGCCTAGCTGTTAGCTTACTTTTACCTTTTGACTTACCATACATAATTGTTCTCCTTTTGTTGATTCATTTTTACCACACAATGTTTATCAAAACAACTACCATCTTTACCATTATGGCAAAAGTATTGTTTCTTATGGGTTACAATCCAACCTCCTGCATCACTCATGAGCATCTTCTTGCACCACACACAGTAGCCACAAATTAAGGATTGTTGTATAGGTTTCTTCCAACCTTTTTTCTTCATTTCTTTTTCTTTTTTCTTTTACTAAAATTAGTAAAATCAAATGTTAAAGTATCATCAATCTTTCTTGCTATACCATCAATCCAACCAAAGAATTTGTATACAATTTTATCTAGCATTTCCATCTTCGTCTTGCCTGTCTTATTCTTGAATTAGGATCATTCCTAGTTTTAGCTGATGATCTTTTAAGTTGACCCAATGATCTTGCACAATATGACTTACGTCTTTTAGCAGCTTTAGATCCTGC